TCTCCGGAATCAACGACGAGGCAACCATCAAGTCTTACATCGCCATGAAGGTTAGGCTGATCTTTGATCCGCCCACCAACTCCTTCGTGGTCACTTCCTATCAGAAGCTGATCGAGGAGGCAGCATGGCGACTGATCTATCAGACCGAGAGCGAGTAATCGAGGATCTCGTACACCATGGCGTTAAAGGTATGCGCTGGGGTGTGATCACCAAGAAGGTTTCTACTGGAAGCAAGGCTACCGCCCAAGCCATCAAGAAAGCTGGAGCTAAGGCCGCAGCTGCAAAGCGCTCTCACGATGCCAAAATCGAATTCAAGAAGATCAAGAAAGCGGACATCAAGTCTCGAAAGCAGTTCGCAAACAAGAGCTACAAAAAGATCAGCGACGCCGAGCTCAAAAGCCGAATTCAGCGGCTGGAGCAAGAGAAACGCTATCGAGAGCTCAAGGCCGATCGCCACTTGGTTCGAGGTCGTGAGGTCACTCGACAGATCCTCGAGTCCTCTCTGACTAAGGCTGGTACCTACGCCGCTAACAAGGTTATGCGCTCTGCATTTGATAGCGCCTTCGAAGGGTCCAGCCATAAGGACGTCAAAGAGAAGGTGAAGAAGGCGGCAAAAAAAGCTAAGGAAGCCGCCGATGCAGTCGAGGTAGTGGCAGCCGAGGTTCATAAGCAGGCTAACGACTTTAAGAAGCCTGAGAGGTCGGCCACTACTGCGGTTGGCGGTAAGGCTGCTCCTAAACAAATCGGGAAAAAGCCTTCCTACTCTCAGACCAAGCCTTCTGGTAAGCCGAAGCGTCGTCCTCGCAATCCAGGAAGTCCACTGAAGTAAATGCTTTCGAACACCGCAGTACCAAAATACTACGGTCAGTTCCGAGAGGCAGTACTCCGTGGAGAGATTCCCGTTTGCGAGGAAATCTCCTGTGAGATGAACCGGATCGATGCTCTGATCGCCGATCCAACCTACTACTACGATGACCTCGCAGTCGAAGGATTCATCTCCTACTGCGAGAATGAGCTGACCCTATCTGATGGAGCCGATTTACACCTTCTCGACAGCTTCAAGCTTTGGGCTGAGCAGCTGTTCGGGTGGTACTACTTCATAGACCGAGACGTCTATGAGCCATATGAAGACGGTGTTGGTGGACACTACGTCACCAAGACTGTTAAACGCCGACTCACGGTTAAGCAATACTTGATCGTTGCTCGAGGCGCCGCTAAGTCGATGTATATGTCTCTCATCCAGAATTACTTCATGGTGATTGACACTACAACGACTCATCAAATCGCAACTGCCCCTACCATGAAGCAGGCCGAAGAGGTTATGGGGCCTTTCCGAACCGCTATTACGCGTGCTCGAGGCCCACTGTATAAATTTCTCACAGAGGGCTCGCTTCAGAACACCACGGGAAACCGGGCGTTCAGGCAGAAGCTAGTTGCGACCAAAAAGGGAGTCGAGAACTTCCTCACAGGTTCCCTGCTCGAAGTTCGACCCATGTCCATCGACAAGCTCCAGGGCCTGCGCCCAAAGGTTTGCACAGTAGATGAATGGCTCTCGGGAGATGTCCGGGAAGATGTGGTCGGCGCTCTCGAGCAGGGAGCCTCTAAACTTGATGACTATGTGATTCTGGCTGTCTCTTCTGAAGGAACAATCCGAAACGCGGTTGGCGACACCATGAAAATGGAGTTGCTCAAAATCCTTAAGGGCGAGTACTCCGCTCCTCACATCTCAATCTGGTACTACCGACTCGACAAAATCGAAGAGGTAGGAGACCCGGCTATGTGGGTCAAGGCTCAACCAAACATTGGGCTTACGATCTCGTACGAGAGATACCAGCAGGATGTCGATCGAATGGAGCAGGCACCTGCCGCTAGGAACGACATTCTAGCTAAGCGATTCGGGATTCCAATGGAGGGGTACACATACTTCTTCACTTACGAGGAAACCGTTCCACATAGGAAGAATACTTTCTGGAACATGCAATGCGCAATGGGAGCCGACCTTTCTCAAGGTGACGACTTCTGTGCATTCACATTCCTATTCCCTCTGAGAAATCAGGCTTTTGGCGTAAAGACATTGGCGTACATCTCAGAGCTAACTCTCATGAAACTTCCTGGTGCTTTGCGTCAGAAGTATGATGACTTCATCGAGGAAGGTACACTCAGAGTAATGAGTGGCACCGTCCTAGACATGATGGAAGTCTATGAGGATCTGGACCAGCACATTGCGGACCAGCGGTACGACGTATCTGCGTTTGGGTTTGACCCTTATAATGCTAAAGAGTTCGTTACTCGCTGGGAGCAGGAGAATGGTCCATACGGAGTAGAGAAAGTAATCCAGGGAGCCAGGACCGAATCTGTCCCGTTGGGCGAGCTGAAGAAGCTTGCTGCCGAACGCCTCTTGATCTTCGACCAGGAGCTCATGTCATTCACTATGGGTAACTGCGTCACCCTCGAGGATACCAATGGGAACCGCAAGCTACTGAAGAAGCGCTCGGAAGAGAAGATCGACTCAGTAGCCGCTCTAATGGATGCCTTCGTGGCGTACAAACTAAACAAGGAGGCATTCGAATGATAGAGGAGGTGAAATGGGATTCGGTGATCGACTAAGTCACGCTTGGAATGCATTCAAGGGCTCCGCCGACAAAATGGACTACACCCCGCAGTACGGGATGCAGACATTTGGCAATCCGAGTACGTACTACCGTCCTGTAGCTGGCGACCAGACAATTGTCACTAGTATCTACAACCAGATTGCTATTGATGTAGCTAATGTTCCGATTCGACATGTAAAGGTCGATGATAATGGGAACCTTAAGAGCTACTACCAGAGTGATCTGGACGATTGTCTTTCACTTAGTGCCAACATCGACCAGACCGGTCAGGGATTCTTCCAGGATCTTGTACTTACTCTGTTCGAGGAAGGTGCTGTGGCAATTGTTCCGGTTGACACAAATGTCAGCCCGAACATGACGGCAGGGTGGGACGTCCGATCTATGCGGGTTGGACAGATCCTCCAGTGGTTCCCACGCCACGTCCGAGTCGAGGTGTATAACGACAATTCCGGACAGCGAGAGCAGCTGACTCTCCCGAAGGATTTCGTTGCTGTAGTGAATAACCCTCTCTACAGTGTCATGAATGCGCCGAACTCCACACTTCAGCGTCTGACTCAGAAGCTCCATCTGCTGGATGCTATCGATCGTCAGTCTGGATCTGGAAAGTTGGACATTATTATCCAGCTTCCCTATGTGGTCAAGACTGAGCTGAAGAAACAGCAGGCCGAGGCTCGTCGTAAAGCAATTGAAGAGCAGCTTGCTGGTTCCCAGTATGGTATTGCATACACCGATGGCGCCGAGCGTATCACTCAGCTAAACCGTCCTTCTGAGAACAACCTTATGGCTCAGATCCAGTGGCTCACCACGCAGTTGTACAATCAGCTCGGAATGACCGAGGACGTGTTTAACGGTAAGGCTGATGCTCGGCAGATGCTGAACTACCAGAACCGGACTGTCCGTCCAGTTCTGAAGGCGATCACAGATGCCATCACCAGGACCTTCCTCACCAAGACAGCGCGAACTCAGAAGCAGCGCATTATGGCTATCGAGGATCCGTTCCTGAATGTTCCGCTGGAAGAGATGTCTTCGTTGGTTGACTCGGTCAAGCGTAATGAGATCGGTACAGCTAACGAGTTGCGTCCCAAGTTCGGATGGCCACAGGCCGAGGACGAGGCCGCAAACCAGTTGGTTAACTCCAACATCAATCCGGCGGGAGAACAGGAGGCGCCTGGAGAGGAACCCGCCGCTGACGTACCTGCGTCGGAGGTGCCAATTTCCGAACTGATGGAGAGTAGTCAAAATGGCAGTTAAGTGCGACTTTTCTGGCTACGCAACGAAGAATGATGTTCGGTGCTCGGATAACAAGGTGATCCGACACGGAGCTTTCGCGGCGTACGATGGAAAGAGCGTCCCTCTGGTGTGGCAGCACCAGCATAAGGACGTCACCAATGTTCTTGGTCACGCCGATCTAGAGGTTCGAGAGGACGGGGTGTATGCCTACGCCCATCTCAACCACTCGGACGCTGGACGAACCGCTCGAGAGATGGTTCGTAATGGCGACATCAAGGCGATGAGTATCTATGCCACCCATGTCAAGGCTCGGGGCAATGACGTTGTTCATGGTGAGCTTGTTGAGGTGAGCCTGGTACTCCGAGGCGCCAATCCCGGCGCATACATCGACCAGGTCTCCATCCAGCATGGTGACAATGGCGATGAGATTGAGGCCGTTATGTATACGGACGCTCAGATTGACTTCGTTTCTCACTCTGACGAGGAGGACGAGGACTTCGAGGCGGAGGAGACGTATGACGTCGAGCACGCTGAGGAGGAGCCGGAGGCCAACGAGGCCGAAAGCGACGAGGACGACCCCACTCTCGGGGAGATCTTCGAAGGTATGACCGATCAGCAGAAGACCGCGGTCTACGCGATCGTTGGGCAGATCGTTGATGCCGATGACGAAGAGGCGGAGGAACCTGTCGAGGACACCGCCCATTCCGACACTACTACTGAGGATACTATGGCTCACCAGAATGTGTTCGAGGGCTCCAAGACCGAGGAGCTCCCTGTGCTCACGCACGCCGACGTCGAGCAGATCTTCGCCGACGCTAAGTCCTGCGGCTCCCTGAAGGAGGCTGTCCTCTCTCACGCCGACAACTACGGCATCAAGCAGATCGACACCCTCTTCCCCGACGCCAAGAACCTGTGGACTACCCCCGAGTTCATCAAGCGGAAGACCGATTGGGTCTCCTCTGTCGTCGGTGCCGCTAAGCACTCCCCCTTCTCCCGGATCAAGACCCAGTTCGCGGATATCACCGCGGATGAGGCTCGTGCTAAGGGTTACATCAAGGGCAACAAGAAGAAGGATGAGGTCTTCAGCCTTCTGAAGCGCACCACCTCTCCGACCACGATCTATAAGAAGCAGAAGCTGGACCGGGACGACATCCTGGACATCACTGACTTCGATGTCGTGACCTGGATCCGTGGAGAGATGCGCATCATGATCGAGGAGGAGCTCGGTCGAGCTGTTCTTCTGGGTGATGGCCGAGAGGCTTCCTCTGATGACAAGATCAAGGAGGACTGCATCCGTCCGGTCTACAAGGAGGACACCCTCTACGCGCCTCGCGTGATCCTCGCTAAGGAGACCACGACCGAGGACATGCTGGACTCTATCGTCCGGGCCATGGACGACTATGAGGGTTCCGGTAACCCCACTTGGTTTGCCGCTCCTCAGGTCATCACCGAGATCCTTCTGCTCAAGGACAAGATGGGTCACCGCCTGTTCAGCTCCCTGAGCGACCTCGCTGACTACGTCGGCGTCTCCAAGATCGTCAAGGTTCCGCTGATGAAGAACCTGGTCCGCACCTCAAACAAGAACGGCAAGGTTGACGCTCTGGGCATCATTGTCAACATGTCTGACTACACCATCGGTGCAGACAAGGGTGGCCAGCTGTTCGCGGCTGAGGACTTCGACATCAGCTTCAACCAGTACCACTACCTGCTGGAGACCCGTCTCTCTGGCGCTCTGACGAAGGTCAAGTCGGCCATCATCCTGGAGCGTAAGCAGGAGGCCGGTTCTCCCGTCGCTGAGGACTGAGCTTGGCCAAATTCTTCGGAGAGATAGGTTTCGCTACACAGGTTGAGACCTCCCCGGGAATTTGGGAAGACAAGATCATCGAGAAGCAGTACTATGGCGACATCACTCGAGAGAGTCGTCGCTTTAGTGCATCCGAGCAGGTTCTGGATAATATCAACCTTAGCAATCAGGTAAGTATTATCGCAGATGGTTATGTAACGGATAACATCCAGAACCTTCGGTACGTTCGCTGGCTGGGGGGACTTTGGAAAATCTCCTACGTGGAGCTGAAGTTCCCCCGGCTGGTACTCGAGATGACGGGAGTGTATAATGGACCGACGCCTTGAGCTTCAGCAAAAGCTTGAGCAGATCCTGGGATCCAGGAATGTCTATTATCAGCCACTCCCGTCCCTGAAGCTCCAGTATCCGTGCATCGTGTACGAGCGAACTCCGGGTGAGCCGATGTATGCAGACAATCTCAAGTACATCAAGGCGGAACGCTTCCAGGTGACGCTTATCGCTCGGAATCCCGAAGACCCGACTAGGGTCAAAATCGAGGACCTTCTGTTCAGTCGACATGACGTACGGACGGTCCATGACAACCTGTATCACGACGTCTTTGACGTTTACTACTAGGAGAAGACATGGCTGCACTTGTCTGGGACAAGACGGGCGAGCGCCGTATTGAGACTGGTGTCGATCACTGCGCACTTTATGTGTACGATCTTTCCGCCAAGAAGTACGGCAAGGGTGTTGCTTGGAACGGTATTACCGCCGTCTCCGAGAAGCCCGAGGGCGCTGAGGCTACTGACCTTTACGCCGACAACATCAAGTACCTGACTATGCTCTCGGCTGAGAAGCTGAAGCTCACGATCGAGGCCTACACCTACCCCGACGAGTTCGAGGCCTGTGACGGCTCTGCTTCGCTGGGTAGTGGTATCAAGATCGGTCAGCAGGACCGACTCACCTTCGCTCTGGTGTACCGCACCAAGATCGGTGACGATCTGGCTGGTCAGGACAAGGGCTACAAGCTGCACTTCGTGTACGGCTGCAAGGCCTCCCCCTCTGAGAAGGGCTACAAGACCGTTAACGACTCCCCCGAGGCGATCTCGTTCTCGTGGGATGTCTCTACGACCGCTATCAACGTGACCGGCTTCAAGCCGACCGCGCTTGTTACGATCTCTTCCCTCGACGTTGACGCCGACAAGCTCAAGAAGCTCGAGGAGAAGCTGTTCGGTACCGACACCGCGCCTCAGGGTGGTGGTGGTTCAGCTCTCGAGCCGACGCTGCTTCTGCCCGACGAGATCAAGGCCCACTTCGCAGGCTGATGACTACACCGGGGGCTCAGAGACCTAGACTCCTGGGCCCTCGGTG